CCTCAAATACGCCTTCATTAGTGATCAGAGAGTCCCAGTTTAGTGGAACCATCTCTTCTTCGTTCATCATTTCGTAATCCATGTTAGCTCCTAGTATCCTGATACTGTGTCTAAGGGTTCGTACTCGTCATCTTCAATCATGTCAGTAAACTCTGTGATGCCAATCTGATCGATGTAAGCCAAGGCATCAATCAAATCATCATGTACCGCGCTGTTAGGAAAGTTAAGAAGCTGATCCACAAACTGCTTGTTCCAATCGCCCCTAACTAGCTTAATCCTTCCATGCTCGAAGCGACCCTGTAAAGCCCATACTATACGGTCCGTCTTCTTCTTGTTCCCATGAGTCAGTTCTGTCACTGAGATGAAAAAGGACTTCTTCTTCATCAAGTCTTGTAGGTACGGGAGTACGGCGTTCCGTGCCATTCCCCGCTCTATACCTACTAGCCGCACATCGTAACTTCTTGCTGTTTCTAATATTTTGTTGGCGGTTTCTTTGATATCCCATCGTCCAAACACTATAGTATCTACAAACCATCCATCCAGAGTAACCTTGACTACAGCTATTGCAGATTCATCTAGATGTTTCTTTTTGTTACTAGCCTGCTTGCTTACATCTTCAAAGCCAGCCAGATCAACAGCGATGTAATACTGACCGTCACTAGGAGTATCATCGCTATCAACATAGTGTATCCATTCTTCCTTAAATAATTCTGATGAGGCGGCTTCGAAACTAGCAAGGTATTCCTGTCTAAAACTGAAGGAAGACATTGACTTCTTTGCAGCCTCAATCTCTTTAGGATCGAGTAGAGGGTTATCAAAAGAAGTAAAGTGAAACGATACCCAGTCTTCATCTTCGTTCCTCTGAGCCATCTGGTACAACTCATAGAAGTGATTCCTGCCCTTCGGTGTTCCAATGAACAGTGCTCCACCCTTTACATCACTTAATGCTGGTCTAAGGATCTGCTCAAACACTTGCGGCTTCATATCCGCATACTCGTCTACTACAACGTAAGCAAGACCAACACCACGCATAGTATCAGGGCGATCAGATCCCTTGAGGTAAATCTTTCTATCATTTACTAAAGTTATTACCGCCGTATTCTCGTGGACAGTTTTGATAACTTCATGTCCAAGTTCCTTAAGAACCGTCCACATAATGTCTTTAGCTTGCTGAAAAGTTGGAGCAACATAGAATACATCCTTCTCTTTAGATTTTAATGCCTCAATGATGAGGGTCCAAGCAGCGAGACGAGACTTTCCAAATCTTCGTCCTGCAGCAACCACTTTAAAACGGTGATTATCATTAAATACTTCCGTCTGCTTAGGATGTAGTTCGACTCTAAGATTTGCCACCAGAGTCCTCTACGTCTATAACTTCGTATCCTATCTCTTCAGTTTCTCTTGCAGCTATCTGAGGAGTACCTGTGGTAACAATCTGTACCTGAATTGCGTTAGACCTGCCCTGTCCCTGCTTCTCAAAGTGACTGATAGGTAATAGCCTATCAATACACATCTTAAGACAGGCCACCTGATCCTTATCATCGTCGTCCATAGCCTTACGGAGCACAGTCTCTATGACCTTTTCTCCGCTGGTGGACAGCAGTCTTGCATAAAATTCTTTTATTCTTGCTGCTTCGCCGGGAGGACGTCCTACCACGCCTCGCTTTTTCTTGGATTCGACATCAGCTTTTCTGGGTCTGCCTCTCTTTTTAGGGGGAGACAGGGTAACACCTTGAGCTTCTAAGGACACTTTTGTGTTTCTCCTTATTATCTATGTAGTTTTAAATTATTAAGAATTATTATTATGATTATTGTATTTAGTTTCTACATAGTTTGTTCTTAATACATTTATTATAGCATACTTTTTCTAAAAAGTCAAGTACTTTGTACTATTTAGGAGCTAAAGTGTACAGATTAGCAGCTTTATAGTGTACATATTCTACCTCCTTTACCTACAAAGTCCTGTAAATTCCTAAGTATTTGATTTTTATAGTCTTTTTACTGTCCTATTTTGTACTATTTAGGGCAGTTTTCCCACTATTTAATTGCTATTTTGCCTTCTGTTGTGTGCTGTAGGGTACTCCGCAACTTCACAATGTGAAATACCCCCTCCCCCGGTGTCTCTTTTACACCACAGTTGCTGGCATGGTTCTTGCATAGGCAAGATCTGTGCCAATAGGTAGAGACTATCGAGTCTGGGTAGGCGATAGAAAGAGACTATGATGTACCCTATAGAAGTGTCTCTAAAAAACAACACAGGCAGGGTACTGTATAAAAATACATTAGGGTTATCCCTAGGTAGACAGATTAGGATTCCGTGCTAATCTACGCATATGGATAGATAGTTATCTATTCCATAAAACCCTAAACTAATCGGAGGTTTCACTATGAATTTCGAGAATAGCGGGAAAGAGTTAGCTAAGATAGAGACTGGCGCAGGCACTAAAGCTGTGGCACTGATTAAGGACTGCCTAATCAGTATCACTTCGGATGACCAGATGGACCAATTTTTAGATAGTTATCTAAATTACCGAGTCTCTCAAGGCGAGGATGAGAAGGAAGCTAAGAATTACAGGTCTAGAGTCAAAGCAATAGTTAAGAATTGGAAAGAATTAGATAAGCGCACGAAGCTTTACGATTACACCACGAAGTCAGTGCAATTATTGGCGAAGTACGCTAGAGATCTGAACAAGAAGGAAAAACCCGAGGACGAGGACGGGCAGGACGATTCAGTAAAAGAAGAGACCCTGCTCAGTCTCGGCGATATCTCGGCAGAATTGGATAGACTAGCCCAGCACCTGCACCATCACGGGCTGTTCGATCTAGCAGGGCGCCTGATGGTAATCGCCAACGAGGTAGTCGAAGAGAAGGTGGAACCCGCAACAATCTAGGGAGGTGAGGGAGAAATCCCTCTCCCTTTTTTTAAGCTTGACAATTCGGTTGTGTTGTGTTACAGTGTGGTTGTGGTTAGTAATTGTGTGTTTTGTCAATAGATAGTTATCTAAAAGGAGAGTTAAAAATGTTACATCTAGTTCGTATTTCCCTCAGGTTCAATCGTGTGTTAAAGAATCGTGGCGGTAGGTTCCTGACTGTGTACCATAAGGGAATCGACAGGAACATCAATGGTAAGGTGTTGTCTACTAACCCGTTCTATGCTAAGATTCAGCGTGCTTCAGATGGTCAAGTGTTTCGTGTCAAGAATTGGTCAGTGCGTTTCGTGTGTGCTGACCACCTCATCCACCTGCAAAACGGCGAGGTATAAATGTTATCTAGAACATCCAAGTTAGGGTGTTATTCGTGGAGTCTTCAGGCTTGGGACACTTGTCCGGGGTCTAAAGATTCCACGGGTGAAGCAGTCCCTGCTTGCAAAGTGTGCTATGCCCGACAAGGTATGTATCATATGCCTAATGTCAAAGCAGTTAGGGCTTTCAATTTGCAAGACTGGCGCAATTCAGACTGGGTAGATCGTATGGTTTCATCACTATCTAAGCAGAAATTCTTTAGATGGTTTGACTCAGGCGATATGTTTCATATTCAATTGGCTGAGAAGATCTATGCAGTTATGAATAGGACACCCAATTGTCAGCACTGGTTGCCCACTAGGATGTATAAGTTTCCTAAGTTTCAGGCTATACTTAGGGCTATGCATGGGCTGTCTAATGTTACAGTCAGAGCGTCTAGCGATGAGGTGGATGGGTCTATTTTAGATACTTATCTAAACTCTAGCACTATCATACCCGATAGAGACTATAAGACTGAGGCTTATGTGTGTCCTGCGTATAAACAGGGTGGAAAATGCTTGACTTGTAGGCAATGTTGGGATAAGATGACTCCTGTGGTTGCATATCCGTACCACGGGAAGTCAAAGGCTAAGGTTATTAAACTCATTCAGATAAAAGGATAGTCATGGACACAAAAGATATGTTGTATCATATGCAAGACTTAATCGCAGAGATCGAATCAGGTGGTTGGACGGAGCATTCTGAGGTGGACATTCGTGTTGCCTATCGCTCACTACGGGATGCTGTCATGAAGGTTCGATGTGATGACTTGTTTCAAGCCAAGGAGACTGTATGAAGACTAACGACCTAAAGCGTGGCAATCGAGTCAAACTGTTCAATGGTTGGGAGGCAGAGATTGCTGACAACATGAAGGGCAACACTCGCATGGCTCTTGTGTATGGTGACTTTTGTACTGAGATGGGGTCTGTCTATTCACACGACATCTCTCATGTCAAGATTGCTGACCAGTGGTTTCCTATCGAGCATACTCCTCAGCAGATCAAGCTTAAGGAACAACTCGAGCGTATTGGGTTTTAGATAATTATCTATAAAGGAGAATCAAAATGCCTAACTGGTGCGATAACACATTAAGAATTTCACACCCCGACCCTGCGATTATGGAGAAGGCAGTTGCCGCATGGAACAAAGGGGAATTTCTAGCGACCTTTGTCCCCGAACCTGACTATCCCGGATATTCGGATTGTGAGATCAAAAAGACCGATAGGGAATCGGTCATGCCAGACTGGTGGGAATGGAGGGTAAAAAACTGGGGAACTAAGTGGGACATTGGACTTGATCCTGACTACGGAAACAACGCCGAGGTGGTGGACGGACAGTTTACTGTCGGGTTTTTGAGCGCATGGTCACCGCCCATTGAAGCCTACGATTATATGGTTGAGCAGGGATTCTCTATCCAAGCCTATTACTTTGAACCGGGATGCGATTTCTGTGGACGATACGAGGACGGGATCGACAATTGCTATATTGTGAGCGATGGAGGGATACCTGATGATATCGATCAAGAGATGGGTATTTCGGAAACTTTGGAGAACTATTCATGAAAGCATATCTGATTGACCCGTATGAGCACAGCATCACCAAGATAGACTACTCAGGAGACTATCACGACATTTATAAACTTATTGACTGTCAGACCTTTGACTGTGTAGGGTTTAATGGGGAAGATACATTATATGTTGATGATGAAGGGTTGTATAAAGACAACCCAGAATTCTTTATGATTAAGGGCTACTCTCAACCACTGTGTGGCAAGGCACTAGTGTTAGGCGTTGATAGGGAGGGTAATAGTATTGCCCCTAAAATATCCTTGACAAACCTTAAAAAGATGGTAACATTCATACCTGCATTCTTTATTATAGCGAAGGGATTCATATGAAAACTATAATCCATGTAAACCAACACAATATTAAACATAACCGTAAGACTGGGGACAACTTACCAGTCTTGACAGTTAAGACTTATAAGACTAATATGTATGCTCATCGTGTTAAGATTCATGGTGACTCAGAGATAGTGTATAGTCCTGATAAGCCACTGTCATGCGGCGCTCACGTATGGATTGAAACACAGGCAGAGGTGGAGTGTGATGAAACAGCGCAACTATGTAGCCAAGTACGCACAGCGTAGCGGCGCAGGTAAACATAAGGAGAAACCTATGAGAGAATATAATTATGATGATTGGAATGATGCCGACCAGCAAGGTGTGCCTATGGAGATGTTAGAAATCCTTGAGGCAAGAATCAGTGAACTTGAAGAGAATGCCAAGAATGCCGAGGATGATGAAGTCTTTATCCTCTCCAAGATTATGGATCTACAAGACACTGCGATTGAAGCAAAGGCTTGGGCTGTTGTGGGTAAGCTGGAGTATATCATTGGTCTACACTCAGCAACTGTCCACGCTAAGGCTAGGCAATTGTTAAACAAAGACAAGGAAAATAATGCATAGACTCATACAGTTTATCTTGGGTCTATCGTTTCCTATTGTGTTTATATATCTAATCTTTTATACGGCAGGTCATCTATGAGCGCATGGCTTATTGCAGCAATGGGTGTTGTGTACGCAGTGGTGAGCGTTGACTTACTTACTAAAGGCAACACTGGACTAGGCATAGCCTTTATAGGTTACGCTATCGGGAACGTGGGCTTGACACTGGAGGCTATGAAGTGATTAACTTCCTGCTTCTGATGTTAATTGTAGTTATCTTCGCTTTCTGGATAGGATTTAAGGAGAAGTAAATGGTCAAGCACAGGGTCTCAGGTGTGCCTTATGAGGTAGACCTACCAAGCGAACCTGAAATTAAGTCACCTTGTATCGAGGTATGCGAGATTGACTTTGATACTAAGCTATGCTATGGTTGTCACAGATCAAGGATGGAGATAGAGAATTGGTTCTACATGAGCAGGAAAGATAAGCTACAATTGTTAGAGACACTTAAAGAACGTGAGGAATATTATGGTAAGTACGAAGACTAAGAAGCCAGTAAAGAAAGTAGAGACAGAAGAAGTAGTTACTAACATTACAGTAGCTGACTGTACTGAGTTTGCTTCAATTGCTTTTGATAAGAATAATAACTTGTATGGTATAGACAAACAGGGTTGTTTGTTCTTCTATGTTTGGGACTCTAAAAAGTGGGTGGCTAAATGAGATGTCTTAGCTGCAACGCAGCACTGACTGACTTCGAGGCTACTCGAAAGACCTTAAAGACTGAAGAGTTTCTTGACTTATGTAACAATTGCTACTATACTATTAGTGATGATGTATTAACTATCGATAGGGCAGACTTAGATGACGGTGAGGAAGTAGATGATGGGTGTATCAACTATGATCTTGACAACGAAGAACAGGTATGATACAATACTATGTAGTACTAAGTATTAAGTAGTTCTTTAATATTATTATTATCTTAATAAGGATACTTTAGTATGAACTCTGAAGAGCAACAAAAGATTCAAGAAGAAGCACACTACTGGTTCTGTCTCAATGACGTGGCAGACTATGTAGAATTACTAGGGACAAACCAAGTCATAAAAGATGTGGCTGTCCTGTTAGAGCAACGCAAGGAGTTGGATAAGCGGGTCAATGACTTCAGTCAATTAGGCGATGTAGCCTTTTGAATTGCACCTTGGCTTGCATTTCATGTGCTGTCCCTTTATATCCGAATACCTAACCATAGATAACTATCTATTTTGGAGTTCAAATTGCAAGAGAAACTGATTTTAAACCTAGCAAAAGCTAACGCTGCAAAGAAGGCTGGGTACAAGCATAAGACACCAGTCCAACACTGGGAGGAAGACAAGACTAGCCTACGCAAAAGCATCAATGCCAAGTGCTACGACTGCTGTCATGGAGACACTGACGAGGTGAAGCACTGTACTGTCACTGTCTGTCCTCTGTGGTTTGTACGCCCCTATCAGGAGAAGACCAGTGGCTGAACAACTGAAGGCACATCAGCCTTGTCCTGACTGTGGTAGTAGTGATGCACTTACCTACTATGACTGGGGTAGTCTTTGCTTCAAGTGTGGTGAGAAGAAGTCAACCAAGGGCGATATGAAACCAAACCTAACCAAGGTTCAATCAAAGATGACTAACGTACATGACCTAATCTATGGCTCTGTGGTTGATCGAGGACTGACTCGTGATACCTGCTTGACCTATGGTATTGGTGTAAAAGATAACTACTATTACTTCCCCTACTACAACGGAGATAGCTTAGTAGCATACAAGAAGCGCAACACAGACGATAAACGATTTAGCATCGAAGGGACGTGGCAGCAAGGAACTCTCTTTGGGCAGCAGTTGTTTACCAAAGGAGGGAAGTATGTTACTATCACGGAAGGCGAGTTTGACGCTGCGGCAGCGTATCAGATGCTGGGTTCTAAGTACCCTGTGGTTTCTGTTAGGAATGGTGCAGGTAATGCAGTACAGGATATCAAGACGAACTATGAATGGCTCGACTCCTTCGAGAACATCGTCATATGTTTTGACAATGATGATGCAGGCAGAACTGCTGCTGCACAAGTTGCTGAAATCCTTGGAACTAAAGCCAAGATATTTAAAGGAACCAAAGATGTTAAGGATGCCTGTGAATACAACGGGCAAGGACAAGGGAAGGAATTCGTAGACCTGTGGTGGAAGGCTGAGCGTTTCACACCTGATGGTATCATCGATGGTGCTGGGCTGTGGGACTTGGTTAACCAACCAGTAGAACTAGCTAAGGTTCAGTATCCTTTCTCTGGTCTGAATGATCTGACCTATGGTGTGCGTGAGGGTGAGTTAGTTACAATCACTGCAGGATCTGGACTTGGTAAGTCACAGTTTCTTCGAGAGATTGTCTATCATATCCTCAACAACAGTCAAGATAACATTGGGTTACTGTTCCTTGAAGAGTCTGTGAAGCGTACTGCTAAGAGCATCATGAGTTTAGCAGCCAATAAACCATTGCACCTACCTGATACTGAGGTAACAGATGATGAACTTAAGTCTGCTTTTGACAGCACTCTGGGTACTGGACGTGTGTTTCTTTTTGATCACTTTGGGTCTACTGCAATCGACAACATTATCAACAGAGTCCGCTTTATGGCTAAGGCTCTTGAGTGCAGGTTTATTTTCCTTGACCACGTGTCTATTGTGGTATCTGCACAAGACAATGGAGATGAACGTAAAGCTCTAGACGAGATCATGACCAAGCTTCGCATGATTGTACAGGAGACTGGCATTAGTTTATTCTGTGTCTCCCACCTTAAACGTCCTGATGGTAAGGGTCATGAGGAAGGGGCAGCTACGTCCTTGTCTGCCTTGCGTGGGTCAGGTTCCATTGGTCAGTTGTCTGACATGGTGCTAGGTCTTGAGCGTAATGGTCAGTCAGAGGATCTCAAGGAGCGACACACCACACGAGTCAGGGTTCTTAAGAATCGATTCAGTGGTCTGACTGGTCCTGCCTGTGCTTTGTACTATGACCGCATCACTGGGCGTATGACAGAGACACACGAAGACAAAGAACTGTGATATAATATTAGGATGAGAATCGCACTTGATATCGAAACTAATCTTAGCCACAATACTATTTGGTGTTGTTGCACTTACAATCTGGATACTAAGGAAGTGGTAGCATGGACAGAGGCAG